CGTTTCAACATTGATGGCGGTGCAAAGCCTGCCACATTGGTCGGCGCAGTTGACATTTATGTTTCAGATTTCGGAAACGTACAGGTCATTGCAAATAGATTCCAGCGTGAGCGTGATGCATGGGTGATCGATCCTGACTACGCCAAGATGACAGTGCTGCGCCCTTACAGCCAAGTCGAATTGGCCAAGACTGGCGACGCTGAAAAGCGTATGCTGATCGTTGAATTCGGTCACAAAGTATTGGCTGAAAATGCCCATGGTCTGGCAGCAGACTTGGTTACTTCTTAATCGAAGGTAAACGGAAAGGGCCAGGGAAACTTGGCCCTTTTTTAACATGATCGAAAAAAAATTATTTGATGTAAACGCCCAGCAAGGCATCACACGCACCTGGCACTACAACACCGACAATGATGAAGTCACCATCCAGACCCAGCAAGATGTGACCGATGTCATCGAGGCAAATAAAGCCATCTACAACGCTGTGGATGAGAAAGCTAGCTGGAAAGGCGAGTGGCACTTGGTGGCATCTATCCCAGAGGCGCTCTACTACAAGATGAAGGCCGAGGGCAAGATCGATGACCAAGAATATATGAAGCGCTGGCTCAACGACTCCGACAATCAATTCTTTAGGACAAGACCTGGAAAAGTATGAACTACATTGCTGTATGCACCCCTGCCCGTGATCAGGTCCACACCAACTACACCTACTGCATGGTCAATATGGTGGCCTATCACACACTCAACACCACAGATGCAATTAGTCTGAAATTGATGCAAGGCACGATCATCCAAAACCAAAGGGCTGACCTTTGCTTGGATGCCATGAGAGAGGGCTGCACCCATATCCTTTTCATCGACTCAGACATGACCTTTCCACAGGACATGGTCCAAAGATTACTCAAGCACGACAAAGAGATTGTGGCCGCCAACTGCGCTAGGCGCAGAATGCCCACTGGCCCGACTGCCCAGAACTATGACGAAAATGGCAAGCGCCAGGCAGTCTTCACCATGCCAGAATCGACTGGATTGGAAGAGGTAGGAAGCATTGGAACGGGCATAATGCTGATCAAGCGCGAGGTGTTTGAGGGCATGAGCGAGCCATGGTTTGATATGCCATGGCAGGCCACACGGGGCTACATGGGAGAAGATGTGTTCTTTTGTAAGAAAGCGCAAGAGCTTGGCTACAAAGTCTACATCGACCATGATGTCTCAAAGGAAATTGGCCACATTGGCACGTTTGAATTTCGCCATGAACACACTTGGATTGTGAAAGAGGAAATGGAAAAAGAGGCCCAATAATGGCACTGACTACATACACAGAGCTGAAGACATCCATTGGTGACTGGCTTAATCGGTCGGACCTGACCACGGCCATCCCTGACTTTATCTCTCTGGCCGAGGCGCAAATCGAAAGAACGCTGCGCACCAGGCAGATGATTGTCAGGGCCAATGCGTCTTTTGATGCGCAATATGGCGCTGTGCCAAGTGACTTTTTAGAGGTCAAATCTTTAAAGCTCACCAGCACCAACCCACAAACCCCATTGTCGTTTTTGAGCATTGATGCACTTGACAATGAGATGACCAAATACACGGCCAGTGGCAAACCAAAATTCTTTGGTGTGGTCGGTGGCCAATTCCGAATTGTCCCAACACCTGATGCAAATTACACGACCGAGCTGACCTATTACGCAAAGTTGACAAAGTTATCAACATCAGTGGCCAGCAACTGGCTTTTGTCTTCAAGCCCCGACATTTATCTGTATGGATCACTCTTGCAGGCTGCGCCATACTTGCAAGATGATGCGAGAATCCAGACATGGGCAACGCTGTATGAGCGAGCCTTGAACGATTTACAAACTGCCGATGATCGCGGCTCATCTTCTGGTGGTGCATTGCTCACCCGTGCAAAGACTTTTGGATAAGGACTGTATATGTCATCTTTTACCGACTACACCGAAAACCTAGTTTTAAATTGGGTGTTCACCACAAATTCTGCAACGCGACCAACTGCTTGGTATGTTGGCCTATTCACGGCTGCACCCAGTGACACGGGTGGCGGCACTGAGGTGTCTGGCAACGCCTACGCACGGGTGGTGACTGGCACGATCTCCGGCTCTGGCACGGCCACGACATTCACTAATGCAGCGGCCATCGAGTTTGCAGCTGCTTCTGGCGGTAACTGGGGATCAATTGGCTGGGCTGGCATTTTTGATGCATCTACTAGCGGCAATCTATTGGCCTGGGCGCCACTGACCACAGCTCGCACCATCAATGATGGCGATGTGCTGCGCATTCCAGCTGCATCTTTGAGCATCACATTGGCCTGATATGGCAGCCTATGGATCGGGGAATTTTGGTGTTGGCCAATACTCTGATCCAAGGGTAGGGTATGGCTACGGGTCATACGGCAAGGGCAATTACTCCAGAGGCACGTTTGAGCCTCAAATAATTATTTCAGATACCAGCACCATGGCGGTGGCTGGAACTACTGTCTCCAATACCCAATTTGAAATTTATGACCAGTCCACCATGGCGGTGGCTGCCATTAGGTATGTCTCGGCTGAAATAGCAATCACGGCCACCAGCACAATGACTGTGCAGGCCAATGAAATCTTTGATGGTGCGATGGCCATTGCTGGCACAAGCACCATGGCCGTGGCGGCCAATGTCCTAAAGACTTGCGCATTCAGCATCAGTGACACAAGCACCATGGCCGTGGCTGGGGTGCGCTATGCGGTGGGCCAAGCTGCCATCAGCGACACAAGCACCATGTCTGTGGGCGGTGTCAGGTATGCCATTGGTCAGGCTTTGATCGTTGACACATCGACCTTGTCGGTGGTTACAAACATCATTGGCAATTCTGGCTTCAATATTGTTGGCACTAGCACCATGGCCATCAGCGCCACCAGAAGGCAGCCTGGTGCAGTGGCATTCACAGAAACATCATCCATGGCGGTCAATGCAAGACTAAAATGGGAAGCAGAAAGCGACACGGCAGAAAGCTGGTCAGGAATATCTGATAATTCAGAAACTTGGACACCGATCTCTGACCAGTCAGAAACATGGAATGCAATTAGTGATTCAAGTGAAACTTGGACTCCAATTGCTGATAATAGTGAAACATGGCAAATTGCCGCATGAGGTGAAAAATGGCTGATACAACCACCACGAATCTATTGCTGACCAAACCAGAAGTCGGTGCATCCACCGACACCTGGGGAACGAAGATCAATACCGATCTGGACACCATTGACGCATTGTTTGATGCAGGCCCAGTGCTAAAGATCACAAAGGGTGGCACGGGTGGGGCTACTGCATCAGCAGCCAGGACTGCGCTTGGCTTGGCCATTGGCACTGATGTGCTGGCCTATGACTCCAACTTGCAGAGCTTTGTCACTGCATTTACATTGCCAACAAGCGACAGCACGGCCAACTATGTCCTAAAGACAAACGGCTCTGGCACATTGGGGTTTGCAGCTCCAGCTGCTGGCGATGCGGTGCTTTCGGCTGATCAAACCTTTACAGGCACTAATACTTTCTCTGGCTCTAGCTCAAAGACTGCCATTGTTCTAAATGATGCGGCAGAAGTGGCAACAGTCTCAGCAACTGCAGCTACTGGAACGATTAACTACGACATTACTACTCAGTCAGTCCTGTACTACACAAGTAACGCAAGTGCTAACTGGACAGTTAACTTCAGAGCCTCTAGCGGTACTTCATTGAATACTTTGATGAGTACAGGTCAATCAATGACTGTGGCTTTCTTGGTTACTCAAGGTGCTACTGCTTACTACAACTCTGCTGTGCAAGTTGATGGCACTACATCTGGAGTTACGACTAGGTGGTTAGGTGGTGCGCCTACTGCGGGTAATGCTAGTGGCATTGATAGCTATCGTTATTTGATTATCAAGACAGGCAGTGCGACTTTCACAGTCTTGGCAAGCAACACACAATTTAAGGCTTAATCCTATGCCATTACAATCGACAAGTGGAGCAGCTAGTTACGATGGATTCGGGGGAGGTGTGCCTGTCGTACCAAAATATATAGAAGATTATTTTTCTACTTTTTTGTATTCTGGCAATGCAGGAACACAAACTGTCACCAATGGAATTGACCTATCTACCAAAGGTGGGATGGTTTGGATTAAGAGCAGGTCTGGAGCATATCCACACAGCATTTTAGATACTGTTCGTGGCTTTAACTACAGCGGTACACAGACTAAACGTTTAGACCCATCAACAACAGATAGTCAGGCAGATGCGGCTGGTAATGCCACACAAGCAACCCCTTTAACTGATGGATTCTCTGTCACTACTAGTGGCGGTGGGGCGATAAATTTTTACAATGCATCAGGACAAACCTACACAAGTTGGTCTTGGGCAAAAGCTCCAAAGTTCTTTGATGTTGTGACTTATACGGGGAATGCTACTGCCAGAACTATTGCGCATAATCTTGGTTCAGCACCCGGCTGCATTATTGTAAAACGCACAGACTCTACGGGAGGCTGGTATACATATCATCGTTCCACGGGGGAAGGTAAAGAGTTGTTGCTTAATAGCACCGCGTCAGCGCAGGATGACTTGGCAGATTGGAATAACACCGCCCCGACGGCGACAGTATTCAGTGTAGGTACTCCCGCAGGTACAAACATCAACGGTGCCACCTACGTAGCTTACCTATTCGCCCACAACGCAGGAGGCTTTGGCCTAACTGGTACAGACAATGTGATTTCGTGTGGGTCTTATACGGGTAACGGTTCAACAACAGGGCCTGTAATTGACCTTGGATATGAGCCTCAATGGTTGATGATTAAATACGCCAGTGGCTCTGGTGAAGATTGGGCCATGTTTGACAATATGCGTGACATGAGTTGGAACAATACCGCATTGTTAAAAGCCAACACTAGTGGTGCTGAAAGCACTAGTGACCGCCTAAGACTTAGCGCAACAGGATTCCAGATTATTTCAACAACAGCTTTAGTAAATATAAATGGTGGTAACTACATCTACATAGCCATTCGTAGAGGCCCGATGAAAGTGCCTACGAGTGGGACTAGTGTGTTTGACGTTGACTTGGCTGGTAATGCATCTGCACCAACAATGACATCAGCATTTCCTGTTGACTTGGGATTTATAGCTAGACGAAGTGGTGGTGATAGTTGGTATTGGGTTGACCGCTTGCGGGGTACGCCATCTTTAAGTAGCGATACAACTGCGGCAGAAGCGTCATTTCCAACGCTAGGTAAGTTTGACTACATGAATGGATATGGCTCAAGCACAACCTTGACGGCATACACAGGATGGAACTTCCGCCGTGCCCCTAGCTTCTTTGATGAGGTTTGCTATACAGGGACGGGGGCAGACCTACAGTTAACACATAATTTAAATGTGGCCCCTGAATTGATTATTGCAAAATCAAGGTCAACTACATATGATTGGCGTGTAGTTTCAAATTTTGGGTCGGTTAACTATAATTATGGCTTTTTAAATGATACACAAGCTTTTGGTAGTATTTCTTATGCTTCCGATGTAATTTTGTACGCAAAACCAGATGCATCAAAAGTTTATTTAGGCCCGAATGCGTACTCAAATAATTCTGGCGATACATACGTCGCCTACCTATTTGCAACCTGCGTTGGTGTTTCCAAGGTGGGTTCTTACACAGGCAATGGCTCAACCCAAACTATTGACTGTGGTTTTACAGGCGGTGCTAGGTTTGTCATGGTAAAGGCAACAAGCACCACAGGGAATTGGATAGTCGCAGATTCGGCACGAGGCATAGTGGCTGGGAATGACCCTGCTTTATACTTAAACAGCACAGCGGCTGAAGTAACTGGATTGGATTGGATTGACGCAGATAACTCAGGTTTTGTTGTGAACGAAACGGCAACTATTGCGGCTAATACCAATGGAGTTTCGTACATCTTTTTAGCAATTGCTTGAGGTAATTAAAATGCAAATCAGAACACAAACAGGACAAGTCATGTACGAAGCAGAGTTTCGTGCATACACAAAAGCCAATGGTGGCCCATCATGGGAGACAACAACAACTGAAGTCTTGGAAAGCTTGGGTGCTGATGTAGTCTTTGAAGGCCCACAAGCTACAGGTGGTACTGTTTACCAATACTCTCAAGCCTCTGGAGTAGAGCAGATTGATGGTAAGTGGTACACAAAATATGTGCTTGGCCCAGTGTTTACAGACACCACAGATGAGTCTGGCAATGTCACAACTGCTGCGGCCAATGAGGCTGCATACAAAGCAGCCAAAGACACTGACCAGGCTAAGTCTGTGCGCACAACACGCGACACTAAGCTGGCCGAGTGCGACTGGCGTGTCATTAAGGCTGCTGAGACTGCAACCACATTGGATGCAGCCTGGGCCACCTATCGCCAAGCGCTGCGAGATGTGACTGCCCAGTCTGGCTTCCCTTGGACCATCACATGGCCTGACGCGCCTTAATGAATCATGGATGCCGATGTTGACAAAAGGCTTGCCGTGCATGAGGCCATCTGTGCAGAGCGATATAACTCTATCGCCAACACTTTAAAAGATGGCGACAGGCGCATGACCAAGATTGAATATTTGCTTTACGCTGCAATCTTGGCCGTTTTGCTTGGACCAGGCGTGGCTGCCGAATTTATCAAGAAGATTTTCGGGCTATGAAAGACTGGGCCGTGGCACTCATTGCTGCGGCCTTAATGACGGCCACCATTATTTGGTGCTTTACTGTCATCATTTTGTTTTGGCCATGATCTATGCTCTGGTCCTATTAGCAGCCACTGCCGAATATCGATGCACCAGGTGGGCATGGACTGGTGATGTCTACAATCGGAAGGTTGTTTGTCTCAAGTGGGAGAAGAGAAAATGATCGATCCGATTACGGCCCTAGCAGGGATACAAAGCGCCATCAGCATGGTCAAGAAGGCCAGCAAGGTGGCCAATGATTTAGGCTCACTTGCCCCAATGATTGGCAAGATGTTTGATGCAAAGAGTGTGGCCACAAAGGCCATGCTCCAAGCCAAGCAGTCTGGCAAAGGCTCAAACATGGGAACGGCCTTGCAGATCGAGATGGCCTTGGAGCAGGCCAGAGCATTTGAGGAAGAGCTAAAAATGCTTTTCATGCAGACTGGCAAGATCGATGTCTGGAACAAGATCAAGGCTAGACAGGCCGAGATGGACTTGGCCGATGCCAAAGAATTAAGCGCTTTGAAGAAGGCAGAAAAAGAGGCCAAAGAAAAAGAGCAAGAGATGAATGATCTGGCCATGATCATTGGCGGTGTGGCTTTTGTCTTGTTTTTGGTGTTCATTGGAGTCAATGAATTGATGACCTTTTGTGAAACCACTAGAAGGTGCGGTCGGTGAATGAATATCAAAAGACTTTTGATATGTGCCTCAAGATTTTCTGCTACGGGTGCGTGGCGCTCTATTTCTAGGCTTTTTAAAGTTTCTGCCTGATGACTTATCCGACAGAATTGTCAATTTACTGCTGGGTAGGATAGGATTGGGCAAATGAGATATTTACTGCTTCTGTTACTGCTGACTGGCTGCGAAGATCGCTACAGGTACAAGTGCCAGAATCCTGACCATTTCCACGCACCAGAGTGTCAAAAGCCAAAGTGCCTATTCACCCAGCAGTGTCCAGAATACCTAGTCGCACCCATCTTGGAGAAAAAAGTTGATGAAGTTAAACCTAACAACTGAAGAGATCGAGGTCAGGGTCTGGGGTTTTGTGGTCATTGCGGTCACTTGCATTCTTTGCTTCATTGTGGTGGCGCTTTTGTACTCTGTGACTTTTGTCACTCAGCCCATCAAGTCCATGGCCCCGATTGACCAGGCTTACACCAAGATGCTGAACGACATTGTTTTGCTCATTGTTGGCGGCATTGGTGCGGTGATGGGCAAAAAGGCTGTGGGGTCTGCCGCCAAGGTTTTTGGTGGCCAGCAATCCATGCAGCCCATGGGCCAGTGCATGGGGCAGCCGATGGGTGGCTACGGCCAGTATGGCTACAGCAACAACCACGGGTTTAATGCCACCACCAACGGCATCCCAAGCCAGCCATTTGGCGCTATGCCCAAGTGGACCAACCCAGAGCTTGATGAGTCTTGGACTCCTGGTCCACCACCAGACACGCCACCGGACCATCTTGAAGATGACCATGAGCGCGTACAGTTGGCTGCGGCTAGACAGGAGTCAGAATAATGCTACCAATACCCTTACCCTGGCTCATTGTTGGTGTCTTGGTCTCATTATTTGGCTCATACCGAGTGGGCCACCACTATGGGTGGCTAGAGCGTGACAATGACATGAAGATTGCCATTGCCCAAAAGAATGATGAAGCCAGAGCCAAAGAGAAAGAGCTTGGCGAGAAACTGCAAGATCAGGAAACGAAACTCAGAAAGGCCCAAGATGATGTCAAGAAAA